CTAAAATTACGGTACCTAATAAAGGACAACAAATTGAAGGTAAATATGTAGTAATTGCCCCACACGGTTCAGCACATGCTAAATACTGGAATTACCCAGGTGGTTGGCAAGCAATAATTGATTATTTAAAAAAGCAAGGATATAAAGTAGTAATGATCACTAAAGAACGTTTAGGTGATGATTGGCATGATTCTAAATTAGGGGGTACTTTAAAAGGAGTAATTGATAAAACAGGTGATTACCCTATTGAAGATAGAATGGTAGATATTAAACACGCAGATGCTTTTATAGGTATTGGTAGTGGTTTATCATGGTTATCATGGGCCGTAGGAACTAAAGTAATCCTCATTTCAGGATTTAGTGAACCTTATAGTGAATTTTTAGATTGTGAGCGCGTATTTAATTACGATGAAAATGTATGTACTGGGTGTTTTAATAAAGAATGGTTAAACCCAGGTGATTGGGAATGGTGCCCTAGTCATAAAGATACAGATAGACATTTTGAATGTACTAAAACAATAACCCCAGAAAGAGTAATTGAATCAATTAATAGAATTTTATAATTTTAAAAAAAAAACTAATATTTATTATGGACAAAATATTTCTAACACAAGAAGAGTTACAACAGCTAAAAAATCTAAACGAAGAACGAGTAGATATAGTTACTAAATTTGGTGCTATTGAAGTAGAGTTACAAAGTTTAGAGTTACAAAAAATACAATTAACAGAAATGTTACAAGAATTGATTAAAAGATCTGAATCTATTGGTCAAAAGTTACAAGACAAGTATGGTGAAGGAAATATAAATATTGAAACAGGTGAATTTGTAAAACAATAGTTTTTTGAATTCTTTTTATATATTTATAACAAAATAATAACAAAATAATAAAATGGCAGAAACTCTAGTATCTCCCGGTGTATTAGCAAGAGAAAATGATTCATCTTTTGTTACCCAAGGCCCCGTAACCGTTGGTGGCGCTATTATCGGTCCAACAGTAAAAGGACCAGTAGAAATACCAACAGTAGTTACATCATACAGTGATTACCAATCAAGATTTGGAACAACATTAGATAGTGGAAGTGATACTTACACTTACTTTACTTCTATTGCTGCTTAAAACTATTTTAACAATGGTGGTGAGTCGTTATTAGTAGCTAGAGTAGTTACAGGTTCATACACTGCTGCATCTACTATTGGTGATCAAGCTCCAAGTAGTTCAGCAACTTCAGGTTCATTTATTCTTGAAACTTTAGGAGAAGGTGTTATCATGAATTCTTCATCTAGTTTAGACATTTCAGGATCCTTAGAAAGTGGTTCAGTTAATAATGTTAGATGGGAAATTACAAATCCTTCAACTTCATCAGGAACTTTTGATTTATTAATTAGAAGAGGTGATGATACTACAAATAATAAAATTGTATTAGAAACCTGGACTGGTTTGTCATTAGATCCTTCTGGTGATAATTTTATTTCTAGAGTAATTGGTGATCAAGTTGAAAATTATAATGTAACTAAAAATCAAATTGATGTAACAGGTTCATTTAGAAACGCTTCTCGTTATGTAAGAGTAAAAGAAGTAGTTGAACCAACATTAAATTATTTTGATAATAATGGAATTGCAAAAGCAGAATTTACCCCATTAATTCCAGTAGCATCAAGCGGTTCATTTAAATCAGCTACAGGTGATCTTAAAGATGGTACTAAATTTTACCAAAATATTGAAGCAAATAATACTCAAGGATTAGATGGTGGTAACTACACCAATATGATTAGTTTATTATCTAATCAAGATGAATATGTTTATAATGCATTAATGGCTCCAGGATTATTTAATTCAGGGCATGCTTCAGAATGTACTAGTTTGATTAACAATACACAAGTAAGAGGAGATGCATTATTAATCTTAGATTTAGTACCTTACAATTCAACAGTTACCGCAGTTAATTCTCAAGCAGCTTCAAGAAATACTTCATACGCCGCTTCATATTGGCCGTGGTGTCAAGTAATTGACCCTGATACAGGTAAACAAGTATGGGTACCAGCTTCAACGGTTGTAGGTGGTGTATACGCGTATAATGACAGTGTAAGTGAACCATGGTTCGCTCCCGCAGGAATTAATAGAGGAGGTTTAGGACAAGTAATTCGTGCAGAACAAAAATTAACTTCTTCACAAAGAGATTCTTTATACACTGGTAAAGTTAATCCAATTGCTACATTCCCTGGAACTGGAGTTGTAGTATATGGACAAAAAACATTACAAACTAGAGCAAGTGCTTTAGATAGAGTAAATGTTAGAAGATTACTAATTCAACTTAAATCATATATTTCTCAAGTTGGTCAAACTTTAGTATTCGAACAAAATACTATTGCTACTAGAAATAATTTCTTAGCACAAGTAAACCCATACTTAGAATCAGTACAACAAAGACAAGGTTTGTATGCGTTTAAAGTAATTATGGATGACACTAATAACACACCAGATGTGATTGATAGAAATCAGTTAATTGGTCAAATTTTCATTCAACCAACAAAAACAGCTGAATTTATTTATCTTGACTTTAATGTCTTACCTACAGGTGCTACATTCCCTGCATAAAAAATAAAAAGTTGAATATTTATAATAAAATAAAATAATAGCAAAATAAAATGGCAGTATTAGATCCAAACGAAATATTTTTCACGGCATTTGAGCCAAAACAATCCAATAGATTTGTATTGTATATAGACGGGTTTCCATCGTACTTACTTAAGCAAGTAGGTGCTGTAAACGTATCACAAGGGACTGTACCTTTAAATCACATCAACGTTCAACGTTTTGTTAAAGGTAAAACAACTTGGGGAACAATTCAGTTTACATTATTTGACCCAATTACTCCTTCAGGTGCTCAAGCTGCTATTGAATGGTTAAGATTACACCACGAATCAGTAACAGGTAGAGATGGTTATAGTGATTTCTATAAAAAAGACTTAACATTTAACGTATTAGGTCCTGTAGGTGATATTGTTTCTGAGTGGATAATTAAAGGTGCATTAATCACTGAAATTAATTGGGGTGATTATAACTGGGATGATGATGGTACTGCTGTTAACATCCAGGTAACTGTACAACCAGATTACTGTGTATTAAACTTCTAAAAAAGAAGACAAATATTTTTAAAGAGAGCTTGGCTATGTCAAGCTCTTTTTTTATGTTCATATTTATACTAGAACAAAGTTATTAAAAATAAAAATTATGGCCGAATTTAATTTACCTACCGAAACGGTAGAATTGCCCTCAAAAGGTTTACTTTACCCTGAGGATTCTCCTTTAGCAGAAGGAAAGATTGAAATGAAATACATGACTGCTAAGGAAGAAGACATTCTTACAAACCAGAATTATATTAATGATGGAACTGTAATTGAAAAATTACTAAGATCATTAATTATTACTAAAGTTAACTATGATGATTTAATTGTAGGTGATAGAAATGCTATTATGGTAGCAGCCCGTGTTTTAGGATACGGTAAAGATTATACATTTACATACAGAAATCAAGAAGTTACTATAGATCTTTCAAATATTGAATCTCGTTATTTAAATGAGTCTCAATTACAAAATAAAGGAGAAAATAGATTTATTTTTACTTTACCTACAACCAATGCTGTAATTGAATATAAACTTTTAAACGGTAGAGATGATAAAGCCATTAAACAAGAAATTAAAGGTATCCAAAAATTAAATAAAAATGCTTCTCCTGAATTAAGTACTAGATTAAAACATATGATTTTAGCTATTGATGGTAATGAAGATAAAAAAGCTATTCGTGAATTTGTTGATAACTATATGTTAGCTAGAGATTCAAAAGCATTAAGAAATCATATTAAAGCAACCCAACCAGATATAGATTTATCTTTTTCTTTTGAGGGATCAAATGGCGTAGAGGAGGACGCTGAGATCCCAATTACTGTTAACTTTTTTTGGCCTGACGCCTGAATATCGTAAATATTTATTTTCCCAAATACATGAAATAGTTTATTATGGTGGTGGTGGATATGATTGGTATACTATATATGATATGCCTATATGGTTAAGAAATTTTACCTATAATAAAATTGTTGAAGTTAAACAAAAAGAAGCAGATGTTATTAAAAAATCATCCCAATCATCCGATCAAATAGATTTAGCTAATCCTGATAAAAGTAAACTTCCCCCAAATACTATAAAACCTCCAAGTTATGTTACAAAGGCGTCAAAAAAATGACGCCTTTTAATATTTATAACAAAACCTATTAATTAAAGATATGGCTTTAGATCCTAAAAAAGCTGAGGAGTATAGAAAAGAAGTAGAAGCTACTGCTAAATCTACTCAAGATATTAAAAATGATCTTAGGGATATATTATTTTCCACTAGAGATTATGCTCAAGAATCTCGAGAAGCTGCAAAAGCAGTTTTTGAAGGTTCAATCCAAGCAGGAAGCACAGCAAAAGCTTTTAGAGAATTAACTGAAACTACTAGAGATATTCGAAGAGAATTTGAGGATATAGTTGGAGGTACTAAAACTATGTCTGATATATCTAAGGATTTACAAAAATTAGAAACTAGACGAAAAAATCTTCTTGTAGAACAAGAACAAGCAGTATCTGCTATTTTTACTGAATATCAATTTGGGGTTGAGGCTCAAAATGCTATTAACCAAGCAATGGGTTCTACTGCTGGTCTTCAAGATGTTTTACTTGCATATGGGCAAGATTTAACTGAAGAACAACAAAATCTTTTAAATTTATATATTGAACAAGGATTAGCTCTTCAAGAACAAGATGATAATTTAGAAGAAGTTGCAAAAAGAGCTAAAACCATAGATTCAGCTATGCGCCCTTTAGGGGATAAAGCAATTGGATTACAAGATGCTGCTGAAGGACTTTCTAAAGGTTTAAGTAAAGCAGGATTAGGAAATTTAGGAGATAAATTAGGTATTGATAGTGCTTTAAAAGGTACTAGAGAAATGGCATCTTCTATTACTAAAGGGGGAACCGAAGCTTTAGGTATGTCTGGTAAGATGAAATTAGCTGGTAATTTTGCTAAAACTTTAGGTTCTAATTTAACTAAATCTTTAGGCCCTGCAGCTTTAATAGCTATGGCTATCGAACAAATAGTAGAAGCTTTTAAATTAATAGATGGCCTTTCAGGGGATGTAGCTAAAAATATGGGGGTTTCTGCTAAAGAAGGAAGAGCTTTAGTAGCTTCTTCTAATCAGGCAGCTACAGCTTCAGGAGATTTATTAGTATCTACCGAAGATGTAGTAAAAGCTCAAATGAGTTTAAATAAAGAATTTGGTACTTCAGTTCAGTTTGCTGGGGAATTTGCTGCTGAATTTGCTTCTATCCAAGAACGAACTAAACTTTCAGGTGAAGCTATGGGTTTCTTTGCTGCTGAAGCTCAAGTAGCAGGGGGCAACATTAAAGATCAATTAAATGAAGTAGCAGATGTTACTCAAGAATTAAATTATCAAAATGGTTTAGTTTTAAATCAAAAAGATATTCAAGAAGGAATTGCAAAAACTTCAAAAGCATCTCTTTTAAGTGCTGGAAGAAATACTAAAGAAATAGCTAACCAAGTTTTTCAAACTAAACTATTAGGAGCTTCTCAACAACAATTAGAATCAGCACAAATGAAATTATTAGATTTTGAACAATCTATTGCTGCTGAGTTAGAAGCAGAGTTATTAACTGGTAAAGATTTAAATCTTGAAAGAGCTAGAGAAGCAGCTTTAATGAATGATCAAGCTACTTTAGCCAAAGAACTTAAAGAACAAATGGGTTCTTCTGAAGAATTTACAAGCAGAAATGTTATTCAACAAGAAGCTATGGCTAATGCTATGGGCATGACCCGAGAAGAAATGGCAGAAATGTTAATAAATCAAGAAAATCTTGAAGCTATTCAAAGAGCATTTGGAGATGATATTAAAAATATGTCGGAGGCTCAAGTTGAGTACAACAAATTAAGAGAAAGTGGCTTATCAGTTGAAGAAGCCGCTTTAGCTATAGGTGATAAGCAATTAGCTAATCAATTAGAATCAGCTACAATGGCTGATAAATTTGCAGCTGCTCAAGATAAATTAAAAGATTTATTTGTTGCTTTAGTAGAACCTTTAATGCCTGTGTTAGATATATTAACACAAATATTAAATGATGTTTTAAATCCAATAATGAAAATTTTATCACCTATTTTAAAAGCTATTGGAGATCTTCTTACAGGCATAATTTCACCAATTTTAAATACTCTGTTTGAGCCTATACAAATGGGAGCAGATTTATTAAATGAAATTCTTTCTATATTTCAAGAAATTCTTCCTGAAGGAACAGAATTAGGTAGTATTTTTGGAACAATTGGTAAAATATTAGGAACTATAGTGTCAGCTACAATCCTTCCCTTCCAGGCAGGTATTCGTTTTATAATAGAAAGAGTTAGAAGCCTCAAAGATATATTTTCAGGAATTGTAGATTTATTTACTGGAGATTTTGAAAGTGGATTTAAAAAAATAGGTAAAGGACTTATAGGATTTATTATGGCTCCATTCCAAGTACTATATGATATTGTTACGGGAATGATTAATAAAATTATTGAAGGAGTTAATTATATCCCGGGTGTTAATATACCTACAATTCCTGATTTTGATATAGCTGGAAGTATAGTAGGTTTAAAAGATGGAGGTATAGTCCCCGCAACACCAGGGGGAGTTCCTGCTTTAATAGGTGAAGGTGGTGAAGATGAAGTAGTAATGCCTTTAAGTAAACTAGAACAATTTACTCAAAAATATAAAGATGGGGTTGATAGGATAAATCCATTTAAAAGAAATTCTTCTGAATCTGAAGAAATTAAAATTTTAAATAAAAAAATGGATGAATTAATATCCGCCGTTAAAGCTGGAGGTGATGTATACATGGATTCAACTAAAATAGGTACAGCAATGTCTGTAGGAACTTATAAAGTTCAATAAAATTTAATATTTATAACAAAAATAAAAAATAATTATGGCTCTTATTAACAAATTAGAAAACGGACAATCAACACTTACTGCATTTAACGGAGAAACTCCTAACAAATACGATAAAGAAAGTGGTTTAGTAAACGGAAACATTAAAATTGTAGCATCCGATTCAGGTTTAGATTTAGACGGAAACCAACCAACAACTTACAGAGATACTGCACCTGAAAATCAAGGTGGTACAATATAATACATGCCTTTAATAGACCTCAAAACTGATCTAAAATCCCTAAAATTTGGGAGAGACAGGTTTAATGGGGGTAGTAGTGGTCAACCATATATTACTTCTAAAATACCTGAAGGGTCAAGTACTTTAGGAATCTTAGATAATGATTTTCTTTTACGAGGGGGAATTACTGCTGTTACTGATAGTGCTGAGGATGTTTTACGTTTAGGTAAAATGTTTACTAGTTTAAAATCCCCAAGTGGTATTTTATTTACAGCTAAACAACAATTATTATCTAGAACATCTAATCGCACCCAAACTAGTGGTATTTTAAATGAAGGTATTTATACACCATTATCTACTTTAGCTCAAGCGGGTGTTAATGCTTTTGGAGGTCATTTAAATAAACAAGGTATAAACCCATTTGAACTAATAGGTGATTACTCAAATAACGATAATTTATATGGAGTCAAAGTAAAATCTTCCCAACCTAACTCAGAAAATAGATTAGTATCTCTTTATCAAAATACTACAGATAAAACCTCAGTATCTAATTGGAATTTCTCAGGAGTAGATCTTAATGTAGGCCCTAATATTTTATCATATGGTGGAGGCCCAGGATCTATTTTAGGTATTGGTAAAACAAACATTAGATTTGCTGATCAAAGAACAGGAACTAATAATCCTCTATCAGTATCAAATCCAACTTATTTCTATGGTAATGCTAGTGGATCCCACCAACCACAAGGTGCTAATTACTTAGATCAAATTATTAAAGGAGGGGCTACTGTAGATTATGTTAAAAGAACAGGATCATATGACCCAAATCTATTAGATGGTTTGGTTAATGATGAAGGTCAAATTATTAGAGGAGGTCAAAACCAAACAGGTGAATTTAACGCTTTAGCCTCAACTAATCCTATTTATTTCTATACTGGATCTGTTCAAACACAAGGTACTAATTATTTAGATCAAATTAAAAAAGGTGGAGCTACTGTAGATTATGTTAAAAGAACAGGATCATATGACCCAAATCTATTAGATGGTTTGGTTAATGATGAAGGTCAAATTATTAGAGGAGGCCAAGATGAAACTGGAGAATTTAACGCTCTAGCATCAACCAACCCTACTTATTTTTATACAGGTTCTACCCCTCAAAGAGACTTACCTAAATATATTGACACTAATAATTTATTAAACCTAAAAAACATATA